TTATACTTTTATACCTTTTATTAGATAAGACCATGTTTTTTTACCAACGATGCCATCTATTTTTAAATTTCTATTATTTTGAAATTTCTTAACAGCTTTTTCGGTATTGATACCAAAGATACCATCAATTGTTAAGTTGAATCCTACAAAGTTAAGGCGCTCTTGAATGAGTCTTGTAATTTTTCCTTGGGCACCTCTTTTAACAGTAGGATACGTGCGAAAACCTTGTTTTTTAATTTCTTGATTTAAACGTTGCAACCAAGTATCTTCTAAAACAATATGATTTGAAGAAATAATTGTAGAAAATGGAAAATGGGTTCCTGGGCAATCTGTAGAAGCAACATCTTTATGTCTTTTAATGCTAGAAAGGTGATATTTATTTTTTATATAAGAAACTAAATCAATTAAGGCATTGAGTTGTAAAGGATTCATTTCTTCTTTCATGAAATCTCCTTCAGCACAAATACCGATTGAATCATGATTTGCACCTTTAGCATGCGCTCCGATTGTATCTTCAGGTCTACCTTGATAAATCGTACCATCTTTTCTTACTAAGAAATGATATCCAATTCCACTCCAACCTTTTTTTAAATGCCACTGATGGATATCTTCTACACTACATGTTTTTGCTTGTGCATGATGCAAAATAATTTTATTTGTTTTATTTCTTTTGAACAATGGAGAAGCCCAGTTGTATTTTTTACGAATGATTTGCATAGTTCACCTCCCTATAGTACTTATATGCTTAAGATATAAGATGATATAGGTAAAATAAAAAATAGTTTATTAAAACTATTTTTGTACAAAGGTAATTACATCATTAGGTTGACAATCAAGAATCAAACATAATTTTTCAAGAGTGAGAGCTGTAATATTACTATTCTTTTTTAATCTGTCTAAAGTTTTATGATCAATACCACTTTTTAGAAGAACATATTGAGAAATCTGCTTTTCTTCCATTGTATGCCATAACGGTGAATAATCAATCATTGTTATGTCCTCCTTATATGTATAATTATATAGAATTATTCTTGCAAAAATATTGTGAACATATACACAATAACGTATAATATGATTTAGGTGATCAAAAATGGCAATGTATACTTTAAAAGGGATTGGTGAAATATCAACAGATGCTTTTGATGAAAAAATTACTTTAAGAAATCTATTACAACATTTTAGTTTTTATGATTTTATTATTGTAGATACAAAACAAAATATTCTTTTTCAATATAATTCAAATGATGATTGGTTTCATAATCTAATTAGTTTAAAGAAGTTTTATAATCAAGAAGTTATTACAGTATATAAAAAAGAAAATAATTTTTATATTTCAATAGATTTTTAAGAAATTTAATGATTTTCCTTGATTTTAAAAATAGATTGTATTAGAATATCATTGTTATCTCTCCGTAGCTCAGTTGGTAGAGCATCTGACTCTTAATCAGAAGGTCCACGGTTCGAGACCGTGCGGGGAGACCAATTGATAAAATGGCTTAAACACTAGGTTTTACTAGAGGTTTGAGCTTTTTTTATATCTTGTTTTAGGTGTTTTATTTAAATGAATTAGAATGAGTTTAGATGAATTTGGTTGGTTTTTGCGTTGTCAAAAAGTTGTCAAAAAAACTACTCATTTGAGAGTAGTTTTTCATTAATGTTTTTTCTATTTAATTCTAATTTATTTTTTATAAAATCCTCTAATGGATTATTCTCTCTTAATGAAGTTTTATCTAAATGAATATATACTTGAGTGAGCATTTTACTATCAGCATGTCCCATATAATATTCAGCTTCTTTTAATCGTACACCAGAATAATAAAGTAGGGTGGCATAGGTGTGTCTAAACGTGTAAGGGGTAAATCCATCTTCTTTAAATTCAATGTTTAGTTCCCATGCCTTCATTCTAATTTTATCTTTGATTTTCTTTATCAACCATTTGTAAGATTGACAAGAGAGGTATTCATCTTTCTTACTTGAAAGATTTGTAAATAGCTTGTTAGTTTGTATACTTGATAAATAATATCTTACAAAAGGCAAAATATTAGCAAATAGAGGTATGTCTCTAACACTAGTATTATTTTTAGTGAACCTTTGAAAGATTGCTTGATTGGAAACATAGACAACAGTTTTATTGATTCTTACATATCCACTTGTTTGAGTAAGAAAAAAATCATCTTTAGTAAGTGCTCTTGTTTCTTCTGGACGAAGTCCGCAATACTTGCTCATGATTACAAACATTTTTTCACGATCATTAAATTCAGCAACTTCTGTTAAATAAAATTCTTCATCACTTAGAATTCTTTTTTCTTTTTTTTCAACTTTAGGTAATACAATTCTTCTACATGGATTTCTATTTATAATTTCATCATCAACAGCATTCTCCATTATTTGATTTAAAGTCATATAAGTTTTATTAGCGGTATTTGGTTTATCAATTAATTCGTTAATTACTTTTTGAATATGTGATTTTTTTATATCGGTCACTTTCATATAGTCAATTAAAGTAAAATGATTTTTTAATATTGAATCGTAACTAGCAATACTTTTAGCACTTATAGATGGCTTTTTATTATCAAACCAAACATATTTATAATCTTTAAAAAGGACGTCCTTTGAATGTAATGAAAGCCCCAATTCGTAATCTATTAATAATTGACGTTTATTTTTTTCTAATTCTGAAATCGTTTTTCCATAGACATAAAATCTTTTCTTATTTAAATAGATAGAAGTAGCATATCTGCCATCTTTTCTTTTTTTATATTTAGCCATAATTTATCATCCTTGTTCATTTATTTGTTGCTTTAAATCTATGAGCAAATATGATAAAATAAATTTGCTCATGGAGAAAAAGCATAATAGATCCTTTCTTTATGTTTTGAAAATATGTGGTAGTATTTTCCATTTTCATGTGTAACGATCAGTGGTGCCAGCCACTGATTTTTTTAATTTAAATTAAATAAATTATAGAAAGTGTCTTCATCTATGATCTCAATATCTTGACCCTCTAATTTATATTTTTCAGCTTTTTTGTGTTTACTTGATTTTCCATCTTTGATGGATGAACAATAATCATTATTTCCTAATATTAAATAATTAGTTTTTTTAGTAACTGAATTATCAAGTATTCCTCCAACATTAACAACAAGTTGCATTGCATCTTTTCTAATCATTTTTTCAAGTTTGCCAGTAAAGACACAATGTTTATTGTAAAAGAAATTGTCTTCATCAATTTCAATATTATCTGGTTTAATGGCATGTATATCTATATTTTTGCTAGAATAATTTCTTTTAGCAAATATATCATTGATTTCTAAACCATCATTTTTCATTTTTTCTTTAATACAGTCATAAAGTTCTTTAGTACATAAGCAATCACTCATAGAGCGATGTTCATTTCTAGAAATTTCTAAATAATTAGACATATCAGTTAATCTATGATGACTTAATTCTTTAAATAGCTTTCTACAAAATTGTAATGTATCAATATATTCATTTTTTAATTCTTCATTAAATCCCTTTTGTAAGAAAGAAACATCAAAAGAGATATTATGACCTACTAGTACATCATTACCTATGAAATTAAGTACTTCTTTCTTTAAATCTATAATTTTTGGTTTACCTTTTAACATTTCGTTTGTAATTCCAGTAATAGAAGTAATGTATTCATTAATAAGAAATCCTGGATTGATTAAACTATTATACTTGTCAACGATTTTGTTTTCTTTTACTTTAATAATTCCTATTTCGATAATACTATCATAATTTGGTGAAAGCCCAGTAGTTTCTAAATCTAATACACAGTAATTGTCTATTATTTTCCTAACATATTTCATATTTTTCTCCCTTCATAATCATCTAAATAATTTTAACTATTTTAAATTTTTCTTGTCTTGTGATAAAAATCTAGCAAATTCTATTAGTTTGATTGTAGCTTCTGTATTTAAAGTGTTGTTAATCATATATGATAATTCTTCATTTATAGGATATGATGTTGTTTTTACGTTTCCGTTATAATTTAAACCAGTTACTAAATAATCAATAGAAACTGAAAAGATAATTGAAAGCTCTTTTAATACAGTGATAGGGATAGCTCTTTTTCCTGCTTCATATTTTTGTAATGTTGATCGTTCAATTCCTAATGAGGAAGCTAAGTCTAATTGGGATTTATTTAAATTTAAACGACATTTTTTGATTCTTTGACCTATTTCAATATATTCATTATTTTCTTTAGAATAATCTGAAACATCATTATTTTCATCATCTAAATCCCAGTCCATTAAATATGATGGAGTTGTATTTAAAACTTTTGAAAATTTGACTACTTTAGATTGTGATACATCATTTTTTCCAAGTTCTATCTTATTTATTGTTGATTTAGAAGTATATCCCATTGCAGTTGCAAGTTCTTGTTGTGACATTCCCAATTCAATTCTTCGTTGCTTTATTCTATCTCCTATGCCCATTTCAAACACCTCCTTTATAAGATTATACTAACATGTGGTGGCTAAATATTCAACTTTAATTGAAAAGTGTTTCAAATATAGTTGACATATAGTCTACTTAGATGTACTATGTTTGTGAGGTAGATAAATTAGCTACTAAAATGGAGGTGATAAAATGACAGATACATTAGAAATTAAAAAGATTATTAGAATGAAAGGTTTTACTTTAGACACACTCTCGAAAAAAATAGGGATTTCGCGCACTTCATTAAGTTATAAAATCAATAATATAGTTGAATTCAATGCACAAGAAATAAAACATATTCAAAAGATTTTAGAACTATCTAATGAGCAAAGGGATCATATTTTTTTTGCGGAAGCAGTAGATAAATAATCTACTTGGGAAATACTACCACTAAAAATAAAAAAAGGAGACACGTGAAAATGGAAAATACTACCACAAATAATTTATATCCAAAAAGATACATGTCAATTAAGGAACTTGTTCCATATGGTTTTACTGAACATCAATTGAAGCAGTTTTTAAAAATAAAAGGTTTTCCTGCATATAAAGCGCCGGGAAAGACTTCTAAATGGCATATAGATACAACTAAGCTAGACAGTTGGTTAATGAGAAGATTTGGAACAAAGGGGGATTCATAAAATGAAAGTCGTAGAAAATAAACAAACAATTTTAATCATTAGATTTGATAGATACTTTTTAGATCTTCTAAGAACTATAAATCTAAAAGATTATTATAGCGGGAAATTAGATGCATATGTTGAAATCATGCATCTTCAAAACATCATCAATAAAGAAGAATGTCAATATTTATTTAATGCTATTGAAACAGCAAAAACATTAGATTTGTCATTAAAAATGGAAGAAATCTTAAATAAAGTTTAATTAAAATATTTTCTCAGCTGAAAGGAACTTGTCATTAAATGCAATTTACTAGTATTTGTTTGTACGTATGTGTTTCATTTGTTGAACTTCCTTCAGATGGCAGGTTCCTCTCAGTTGAGAAACTTCAATATTAACATTGAAAGGAGAATACATATGGTTCTGTTAATTTCATTTATAGTCAATGTGATTCAAGCAATTATAATCATGCTTTTAATAAAAGATTACAAAAAATTAGAAGAAATGTGGTTTCAATTAGCGAATAAAGTAAGTGCTTTAAAGTATCAAGTTAGAGAAATGCATAATGAAAAGGAACGCATTTTAAAAGAAATGGATGAATTAAAAAATGAAAATTGAAAATTTATCATTCAAAGGATTGGCAACAGTTATAATTACACTTTTATTTATTGCTAAGATCCTAACTATTATAGCCGATTTATTATTAACTGCTTTTTTCTAAAGACTTATATAAATAACAGATAGTTTTTATCTGTTAGCAATCATAGAGACTATTGCTACAATCGATACACAAGCCCTTAACAAAAATATTTCTATGATTGCTAAGAGGTAATAACCTCTAAAAAGCTATTATCAATCATTCTCATGCCTCCAAATTTGCAAAATGATTTTAATTACAAACATAAAAAGAGAAAAATACGATGTTTTTAAGTGATAAATACGTTTTGATGGTAGCTTTTTTATTTTTTGAAAGGAGAAAAATATATGAATACTGAAAAATACTGCAGTCCAGTAGCAACTCAATTGTTTCTTGATTTGTCATCAATCAAATCAAAAGACGGACAAAGAGATACATACAGTGATTTTCTAAATATCTACGTGTTGAAAAACATTAAACAGTTTGAAAATGCGGGTGTATGTGATGATTTCGATACGTTAGCTGCACATTATTATTTGAGTGATGTAATGATTTTTGGGAAGCTATGTGTGATTTTGAATAAGCAAGAAAATAAAAGAAAAGTTCTTTTGGAAACAAATGATCTTTTAGCTGGTGAGATGTATCAAGAAAACAAGGATTTCATAGATAAATATTTTCAATAAAAAAAGAGACCATTAACCAATGGTCAATGGCATCTAGAAATTATATTAACCTAACACAATCATTATAGCATATTTCTATTAAAAAAGTAGATATATTCTATTAAAAATATAGTTTCTATGATGTCTTGTATCTCTTGTAATGAGTCCTAACAAGTCGACAAAAAAGAAATACATAGATAAAGAATATGACTATGAATCTTTGTATGATACACCTATCAATCAGTTAGAAGAAAAGGAAATAGAGAGCCTTCTAAAGACAAACAGCATTGATCATCATTACGTTGCTAAAACAATAAGTGCTGGAAATATGTTTGAGGTTGAACTTTATCCAATCTTCAATAAAAAAGATTTCCAAGAATTCAAGGCAAAAAGAAAATCAAAGAAAGCACAGAAAAATCTAAATGATAGAAATTCAAGAAAGCAATTTATTAGACTGCTCAATGCTAACTTTACTAAAGATGATTATATTATGCATTTGACTTATTCAAATGAAAATCTTCCACCAAGCATTGAAGATGCTGAAAAGGAAGTGTACAAGCTGATTAGAAAAATCAACTATAGAAGAAAGAAAAAAAAGCTTCAAAACGCTAAGTATATTTATGTGACGGAGTATGATCCTCAAAAGAAGATTAGGGTCCATCATCATTTGATTATCGAGGGAGGTATCGATAGGAAAGTGATGAAAGACTTATGGACAAATGGAATAAGGATAAAAGTTGAAGAGCTTGAACCAGATGAATATGAACTATCTGGTCTTGCTAATTATTTATCTAAAGATCCTAAAGGAAAAAAGCGATGGAAAGCATCGAAAGGTTTGAAACAGCCAAGAGAGAGAAAAAGCTATACTTCTTTTTCTAAGAAGAAGATTAGAAATATGATTGCTGATGATACAAATGTATCAGTTTATATGAACAGCAATTATAAGTCTAAAACTTATCTTGATCATGAAATTCGCTATAACAAAGTCAATCATATGTACTACATCTATGTGCGTATGAGAAAGAAAGACTTTACTGAAAAAAAGAACGTAAGGAGAAACATCTGAGATGAAAATAAAATTGACAAAATCGATGCTTAAATCATACATAGATGAATTTATTGAAGATGAAGTTATGGATGAAAAAGCAGCAGCTACATATAACAAATATAGAAAAGTTGTAAATGATTTTGTTGATTTTTTCGATAAAGAAGATGTAACAAAAAGTGATTTGATTGCTTACAAGAAAAAAATAATAGAAAACTTTTCTACTAAAACAGTCAATAACTACATCATCATTATCAATAAGTTTGTTAAATATGTAGAACTCAATGAAAAAGGAGAATACAACTCTACAAAAGCCAAAACATATGTAAGTGACTATCGTTTGAAAGTTATCAAAGAGCAGGAAAAGACATCGATTGAAAATGTCATCAAACCAGAAGAATTTAAACGTATGCTATCAAAGGCTAAAAAGACTGGAAATATGGAAACTTACATTATTATGAAGATATTTGGATACACCGGTATTCGTGTATCAGAACTTAAATATTACACAGTTGAAAATATCAAAGAGAGCAAATCAAAAAAATATGTAACTGTATTCAACAAAGGAAAGGAACGTAGTGTTCCAATGCGAGGGGATTTGAGAAGAGAGCTACTTGCATATGCCAAAGATAAAAAGATTGAATCTGGTACGTTATTTCCATCAGAAAAAAAGAATGATGGTTCAATGATATCAGAAAGAACAGTTGAAAGAAGAATTTTAAAGATATGTGGAATGTGCAGAGGTATTGATTTAGCAAAGGCACATCCGCATTCATTCAGACATATGTTTTCTATCCAATTTTTAAAAGCTGGTGGCAATTCAACAGAGCTTGCTAGGATTTTAGGACATTCAGATATTAAAACGACTGAAATATATGCGAATACTTCTGTAGAGGAAAAGAAAAAGAATGTTGAAAGAATCAAATATTAAAGAGGTGATGAAAGTGAAAACGTTAAAGGAATTTTTAGAAGCGTTTCAGAATGAAAGCTACAAAATTACAATTGTTAACGGAATGATAGGAAGTGACGATGAACATTATGTGGTAATTGCTACAGATAAGAAATATAAAAATTATTTGAAAGAATGCCTTTTAAATGCAACTGTAACTGGTTTTGCAATAGATTATGATCAAACTTTAATTATAGAAGTCACAACATAGAAACGAGGTAAAAAAATGATTATAGAAGTAAAAACAGTAGAAATACTTGCTAAACAAAAGATGCAGTTTGAAGCAACAACTGTAGTAAAAGAAGAAAAACTAATTACGTTTATGACTGGTTTTAAAAATAGTTCAAAAGAGACCAGAAATGATGGTTATATCAAAGAAGTAGCTTTGCATTTAGGAGTGGATGAAAGTAATAATCTTATCACACGTGAATATGCAAAAGTAATACTCAATCCATTGTTTATTCATTCTAATGAAAAAATAGAAGAAATCATACAGGAAATGAAAAAAGTAGAAGAAAAAATAGAAAAAGTTTTTTGATAGCAAAATCTCTCGAAACCCTTGCTACATATGGGATTAGAGAGGTTTAAGTAATGTCGTATAATTATAGGTTATACGTCATTGCTATATAAGTGTTTGAGGAGGTCAAATATGCAAAAAACATACAAAAGAGCCATCTTTGAATGCATTGATTATGAGGACATGAAAGAAATATTTAGAAAGAATTATGCTGATAAATATAGATTGATAAGCTATAGACTTACAAGAATAAACGAAGTATCACATAGGGCAATCTTAATAATGCATCAAAAGAAGGTGAAATAATGGGAGTATATGGATATAAAGGATTTGATACAAATCTTAGATGTAGAAATATGCAGTTTGAGGTTGGTAAGACCTACGAAACCGAAGGGGATCCTAAAACTGCTAAAAACGGTATGCATTTTTGCATGGAGCCATTTGGAGTCTTACAATATTATCCTAAAAATCAAGGAAACCGCTATTGCATTGTAGAAGCACTTGGATTGCTTTCTACTGATGATCGATTAGATACAAGAGCTTCAACAAATAGATTAAGAATAGTCAAGGAGATAACTGAAGATGAATTGTTCGTCATTCAAAAAAAATATAGAGATGAATTGGACAAAAAAATAAGGAGGGGCATAGATGAGTTTCAAACAACAACTAGAAAATAGCAATGATTCAATGATTGTAATGATTAAAAACTATCTTTTATCGAGAAATGATACAAGCAGCTTGCTAGAAAAAGAAAATAAGAACATTGATGACATGATGCTTTTTATCGGTCATGATCTCTATGTGAAGTATTTGGAAGGAAAAAGCAATCAACGTATGGCATGTGTTACTGGTCCAGATGAAGAATTATATGGAATAGTACTGCATTATCTTGATGAAGATAACATTGATATGAATGCAATAAAAAAGAAAATGGAAAACATCATGCTAATGCATCCTGGTAATGCAAATGATGATGAAAAAGAAAACAGTAAAATGCAGCTTTTACAAATGCAATGTGATGCGTATAAACAAGAAATTGAAAAGATGAAACAGGAAACAAAGCCAAAGAGAACAGCTAAAAAGAAAAAATCAAAGGTAAATGACATGCAACTAGGTTTTGATCTATGAAAGTAACAAAAAAAGAAGTCGTTGATGAACTGATTAAGATACCTGAGTATAGAAATATTGATTATCTGATCAAAGAAGGAAATAAACAGGAAAAAAGAGATAAATGGAATAAGCTGATTAGATTAGATGATCATACATATTTCTGTACGAGCTGTAATTCAACGCACCAGGATAAAAAAATCAAAATAAATGAGTATAAGAAATGTCCTGTTTGTAAATCAAAGTCTCAAGTTTATAGAAAGAATAGAAATTTAATGGATTATTGCTGCTTTTTAACAATTACAACCTTGAATAAAAGAAATGAGCTTGTTTTAAGAACGTTTTCATTTAAAAAAATGTACAATAAAAAGCTTTTAAAAATCAGTCATGAAGTTTTAGAAGTATTTCGATGGAATTTAGACAAGAATTTATCGGTTAAAAGATACGCTAACTGCAATAACTATGTTGTTTCATTTAAATATAATGAAAAAGATCGATGGAAAGAATTAACAGATGCCTATAAATGAAAAGCAAATGTCCCAAAAGCAGGTTACTTTATTGGAAGCAATGTAAAAAAATGTATTGAAAAATCAAAATATAGGTATGCAAATATTTTAGAAATATCAAAAAGATGGTATTTAGAAAATTACATTTTTATTTATGACATATTTCCTGAAATAGAAATGATTTACAAGATGGGAATGACAAAATACTTTAAACAGATCATGCGGTATATGGGAAGAAACGATGTCAATGATGTAAGAAAGTTTTTAAAAGAAAATAAAAGATTTTTTAGAGTATGGTCAAAAATCAACCCTGATAAGTATGAAATGCAGATGATGGTTGATTTAGATACTTTTGATATAGAGTATGCAAGAGATGCATTGAAAGTTGGATATAGAAAAAGCAAAAATCTTTATGCAAATGACAAAAAAACAATTCAATATCTAAAAAAACAAAAAAGAAACTTTTCTTTTTGGCTGGATTACATTGATTTTCTTGAAAAACTCCATGTGAAAATAGATAAAAGCAAGCTGTTTCCAAAGGATTTAAAAAAAGAACATGACAAGATGTTTAATAATCTTGAAGTCCTTGACAACAAAGAGTATGAGCAGGAAATCATTGATTTTGAAAACATGATAAGACCGTACAATTATGAAAATTATGATTACGTTATTAGAGCTGCAAGAACTGTTGAGGAATTAGTGAATGAATCAAGCCAAATGAATCATTGTGTTAGAAATTACATTCCTAAAATTGCGGCACATCAATCTGCAGTATTCTTTGTTAGAAAACAGGAAGAAAAAGAAAAATCACTGGTTACTGTTGAAATAGATCCAGTTAATAAGATTCTTTTGCAGGCTAGAGGATATGACAATAAAGAACCAACCACAGTTGAAATGTCTTTTATCAATGATTGGTGTCATAAAAGAATAATAGATAACTCTATGCTTACAAATACACTTTAGGAGGTGCATTATGAACTATCAAGAATTTTTGGAATCAAAAAAGAAGATAAAAGAAACAGATGGAATTGATATTGAATTGGATGATCTAAATCCTGTTTTATTCGATTATCAAAAAGCTATTGTTAAAAAAGCACTCAAAAAGAAAAGATTTGCACTTTTTGAAGCATGTGGAATGGGAAAAACATTGCAGCAATTGGAATGGGCACATCAGGTAAACAAAGAAACGAATATGCCTGTTCTTATCCTCGCCCCTTTAGGTGTAACAGTTCAAACCGCATATGAGGAAGCTCCACTGCTAGGTTATGAAGTAAAAGTATTGAGAGATGATTTTTCGATTGATAATGGACTTTACATTACAAATTATGAGCAATTGGATAATATTGATACAAATTTATTTGCTGGTATCGTCTTAGATGAATCAAGTGTTTTAAAAAACTTCACAGGCAAAACAAGAGTACAACTGACAAATGCTTTTAAAAATACAAAATATCGTCTTTGTTGTACAGCAACTCCAGCACCAAATGATTTAATGGAATTATTGAATCATGCGGATTTTCTAGGAATCATGACAACTGCACAGGCACTGGCAACTTATTTTATCAATGATATGAAAACTGGTTCATATCGTTTAAAAGGACACGCTACAAAGGATTTTTATAAATGGTGCTGTAATTGGTCGGTCAATATAGAAAGTCCTAAGGATTTGGGATATGAAGCGGATTATTATGTGCTTCCTAAATTGATTGAACAAAACATCATGATTGATATTGATGTCATCGATGATGATTTTGAACATGGATTATTTAGAGAAATAGGAACATCAGCTACATCTTTTCACAAAGAAAAGAATAGAACAGCTGATGTGAGAGCTAAAAAATGTGCTGAAATAGCAATGAAAGATAATGAACAGTATTTAATCTGGTGTGATACAAATTTAGAAGCGGATCTATTAAAAAAATATATTCCAGAAGCAGTTGAGGTTAGAGGTAGTGATAAACCACAAAGAAAAGAAAGATGCGCTTTAAATTTCAAAAATGGTAAAATAAGAGTTTTAATCTCAAAACCTAAAATCTTTGGTTACGGAATGAACTTCCAAAAATGTCATAATGTTATCTTTTGTGGATTGACTTATTCTTATGAAAATTATCATCAGGCATTGAGAAGAATTTATAGATTTGGACAAAAACAAGACGTCTATTCTTATATCGTATTAGGAACAACTGAAATGCATATTTTAGAAACGGTAAATAAAAAGAAAGAACTGCAACATAATCTCAAAAATCAAATGGATATGTCAGTTCAAGAAATACAATTATTAAATTTTGAAGGAAAAGAGGTGAATGAGGTGTTTCAACTACAGAAGATTGAAATACCGAACTTTCTATGAGTTACAAATTATACAATGATGATTGCGTAAATGTATGTAGACAGTTGCCAGATGATTGTATCGATTTAACAATCACATCGATTCCATTTGCTAACCTTTATACTTACAGTGATGATCCTAGAGATTTTAGCAATGTAAAAGATTTAAATGAATTCTTCCAACAAATGGATTACTTGATCCCAGAACTTTATAGAATAACGAGACCGGGGCGCATCATTGCATTACACGTGATGCAGATTCCAACTTTCAAAGGAAGAGATGGAGCAATGGGATTGATAGATTTTAGAGGAATGACCATCAAAGCTTTTCAAAAGCATGGATGGACTTATCACGGAGAAATCACAGTATTTAAGGATCCTCAAATTGAAGCTACTAGAACTAAATCAGCATCTATCTTGTGGAACTCTTATAAGAAGTTTGCTGAAATCACACGCACGGGAATGCCGGATTACGTTATATTGATGCAAAAACATGAGCGAGAAGATGAATGGGTTCATGTAATACACGAAAATATCGATGATGAGTTTCATCAATGGACACGTTTAGCTAGTCCTTGCTGGGGAATTGGTAAAGAATCACCTAAAGTATCAAGAACAAATGTCTTAAACACTAAAATTGCCAAGGAAGAAAAAGATGAAAAGCACATGACACCACTTCAACTTGATTTGATTGAACATCTTATTAAATGGTATTCAAATGAAAAAGAAACAGTATTTGATCCATTTGGCGGAGTTATGTCAGTTCCTTATTCAGCAGTTAAATTAAATAGAAATGGAATAGGTTGTGAAATCAAAGAAAGTTATTTTAAAACGGGATTGAATTTTATTAAAAACTTAGAGCGCTCTTTAAATCAACCTACATTATTTGAATTATGAAAGCTATCTGGATAAATAACATTCTTTATAAACATCAAGATAAAGTAATGAATCATTATAATCTAGAATCTGCAGATGAATATGTAAAAAAAGTCTTTCCAGATGCGGTATACATGGAAAGAAGATAAAAAGAGACGTGGATATGAGCAGGTGAGTTTATTTTGACAAATGATATTAAAAAGGAAATAGAAAAATAACCAACAAAAAGAGAAAAGTTAGAAGATTTCTTGATTAATTGGACAAAAGAAAAACATTTGCCCTTAGTTTATGAAAATAAAAAACTCAAAAATGAAGTAGAACGTCAAAAAGAATTGTTCAATCATCAAAAATCGAACTTGATTATCAAGAAACTAGATATAAGCAATGTGACAATGAAAGATTGCGATATCGTGAGATGGCAGTGGAATATAGAGAAGATAATAAACGTTTAAGACAAGAACTATTTTTATTAAGAAAGGAGCTAAAAAATGACAAATAAGAAAAAGATCATGATGAAAGCATTGATTGTAGCAGTTATGTTTTTTGGATGTTTGCTTTTATTGACGGGTAGAGTTGCTAATATTCTAGCTATTCTATTGTGTCTAGGCTGCATTGAATTTCTTTTATTGAATCAACTCTATAATGAATTTTCTAGCAAAGGTAAAAAGAAATGAATTATCTGATGTTAGATAAAGATGATATTACAAAGTCATATGGAAAGATTTCAAAAAAAGAATTATTAAAAAAATTGGATTTTAAAGAATATCAGTTAGTTAGCTTTTTAAATAATCAAGGTATTTTTAGAGAAAAATACATCCTAGTAGAAGATGATGAAAAGGATGGCATATTGATAGGAGAAGTAACTGGGAAAAAAGCCAGAAAATATTATGCAACACGTGATGGAAGATTCTACATCAAATGGGCTAGTGGATGTATAACTGAACTCTATCCTTTTCCTAAAAAAAGAGGAAATGAAACAATCGCGGTAATAAGATTCAACAGAAAAGAAAGGTATGCTAAAAACCTAATTGCATCATTATTTATTAAAGAAATGAATAAAAGTGACTTTGTTATATTAAAAGATGGCAATTGGGAAAATATATCAGTTGAAAATTTAGAAATCATTTCTCAAAAAGAATATAGAAGCATCTCTAGAAAGAAGGAACAGAAAAAAGTTGGAAAATTTATAAATAATCAGTTGTTTAAAAAATATTCATCAGCATGGGATGCATCGAAAGACTTATGCATTTCTTATCAAACTGTTATCGATTATTGCTACAACACAGTTAAAGATCCTAAGCAAAATTTGAGGTGGATTTGATGAATAATAAAAGAAGTAATCAGTATGTTGTTTATGATAAAGAAGAAAATTTGATTATGGTTGGAAATAGTGCAGAAATAACAGAAAAATTAGGAATAACAATAGGCACATTTTATAGCTATGTAAGTAGAGGAGATTCATCGAACAGCAATTATAGAATCTATCTTATTAAAGAGGATGAATAGTGATTTATGAGAACTTGTTTAGAATGTAAACATTTAGATAAATCAAGAAAATTAAACAGTGGTGAAATACATTCAAAAAGATATGGATGCAATTCAAGATGTGATGGATACATATGCGGTTGGATCAGTAGAGAGAAAGAACTAAGTGAAATGGGATGTAGTTATTTTGAAGAAAGGAAATAGAAACTAAATATGAAATTATTATTATGTGTTTTATTAGCTTTGATAATCAATAAATTATTTATTTAGGAGGGATAGAAGATGATCATAGTAGATAACATTGCAGAATATGAAACATTATCAACTATCAAGAACTTTTGTAAAAATCACGATGAATGTAAAGGATGTTTATGCAGCTTTATGTGCAGCTTTTTTAATAAAGATATTGTACCAGAAAAATGGGAAATCAAATTGGGATTAAAAAAAGACGATTCTAAAAAAACACAAGATATAGATATTACTAAACAAATACAAGAGAAGATATCAGATAAGCTAGTTGATGAAAAGTATGATCATATGACTAGTAATGAAATAGCACAATCAATTATGAAAAATTCATTAAAAAAACAGTAAAAAGTTTTTTAAAAGTAAAATCTCTTGAAACCCTTGATACATAAGGGTTTAGAGAGGTTTAAATGATGTCGTATAATAATAGGTTATAAGACATAAAAATATAGGCAATTCAAGGAGAAAAAATATGAAATTTGAATTAGATTTGCTAGAAACAATAGCCTATAACGTATTAGAAGAAAATGAAATATTTTCAAATGTATGGGAACTATCAATTATGAAAAATAAAGGTTATTTTCAAAATGTAAGTGATGATATGACTTTAAAAGAAGCAATTACTGTATATAGAAAATTGTTAAATATTAAATAGTTATGAGGTGGTTAGATGTTTGATTATATGGGTGATGATGAAATAATATGCAAAGCTATAGAAAAAGCTATACCCAAAAAACCATTAACAGTTTTTGCCGATAGTATTACTCCAGAGGGTTCAATTGTTGGAAGAACAGCGTTAGTGTGTCCTTCCTGTAATTCGTTTTTAGTAGAAAGACAAAACTATTGTACAAAATGTAGACAAGTATTAGATTGGAAAGAAATTAAAGGAGATTATTAAAATGAAAAATACAAACATTAAAGAAAAATTAAAAGAAATGTTTCAAATGCAAAGAACATTGAATGAAGCAATTTTAAATGAATTTGGAAAAAATAGTATTGTAGAAGGAAAGCTTCAATTAGCTATTATTGATGAGTTAGGGGAACTAACTCATGAACTCAAAGGAGATTGGTGTTGGTGGAAGAAAACGCAACCACCTGTCGATCGTCAAAGAGTTTTAGAAGAATTAGTAGATGTATGACACTTTGTTATGACATGGGAGATGCTTATTAATAAAATGGAAATAGATCTTATTATTAGAGTATATGGATTTTATATTTTCCAATTTGGAACAGGTATAATAGACAGGTTTGACATTCCTATTGGCAATATAGTGAAAGAATATGAGAAATTACCTCATCTTTTAGATTTGACTGAATTATTAGGATTCTCATTTGATGAAATCTATCAAGAGTATATCAACAAGAACAAGATCAATTACGAAAGACTTAAAAACGGGTATTGATTATGACAGCACAAGAAATGTTTGAAAAATTAGGATTTGAAGAAATATGTCATGATGATCGTGAAATCATTTATTTCATGCACATCAATGATGTCAAAGTTAGGGAAGTTGAATTTGATTTGCAAAATAAAACTTTTTACTGTATGTGTTCAGATATAGTTATGGAAGTTGATATGGAACTTTTAAAAGCAATCAATAAACAATGTGAGGAATTGGGGTGGTTAGATGATTAAGCCACTAACACCTTAATTTAGAAGTGATATTCTAGAAAATCTTAATAAGCAGTTAGAAGAACTTGATAGTTGCAAAAGTAACTCTTATGTAGTTTTACAAAAAAATACAATTAATCAATTTAAAAATTTAATTAAGTCATTGCCTGATGGTTATCCAATTCCGGTTGAAAGGAGAAATGGAAGATGAATAAATATGAAAAAGCATTTAATCATTTGAGAGAACATGCATCATTTGATACTGTGGATGAAATGATTGATATA